TCATAAAAATCTGAATGTTTTAGATGATTTGACGGCAAATGAACTTTCCTTGCTGCGTGCTCTTCAGGCATTCGAGGATGATACAACTTACAATATCCAAACATTCCGGGAAGCTATTGCAGCATTGAATGAAAAGGCACATACCCACGAAAATCAATCTGCATTGGATCAAATCACTGCTGCTAAAATCGCACAATGGGATGGTTTCGGCACACAAATCAACGGGCTTAGCACAAAGGTTACAGTCTATTCGGAAAAGACAGAACGCACTCTGGAGAGCCTGCAAAAGCAAATCGATAATCTGACAAGCGGCAGAAATTACACCGTCCTGTTTCAGTCCGGACAGGATGCCATTTCGACCTATGCATCGAATCTCAGTATGATTCTGGACGGCAGGTATCAGACAATGGCAGATTTTCTGGCTGCCTATCCGCAGTTTTGCAGTGCAGAAAATGATTTCGTGTTGTCCTATTCACAGGAGTGCTTTAACTGGGATAAGTCGGTCTTGACCGTTTGTGCAAAGCCTTTGTCCCTGACGAAAAATGCGGAAATCGTGATGTCCTATCAGTCGGGTTCCAGCGAAGCCGGAAGCCTGTATCTGGTGCCGAAACCGCAGAAGATCGACATTCCTATTGGCGTGTATGTAAACACAGAGATCGATGCAAATCGTGCGGTTTCTCTGGATTTCCACTGGCTGCAGTCGGATACCTTTATCACCACCATCACAGAATGCACCGGCATTTCTGACGGCGAATATTACCTTGCCTGGGTGGGCAGAAGCAACAACTCCCACCCGAAAATCCGATTCCTGAAAGTACTGGAGGGTTAAAAATATGATGAAAGATACCATTTGCGTGGCTGTCGGCTTGGTCGGCGGCTTTTTTACTGCCATTTTTGGCGGCTGGGACTCCGCTTTGGTGACACTGGTCGTCTTTATGGCAATCGACTTTTTCACCGGCATCATCACTGCCATGATGAAAAAGTCCAAACACACAGAAAGCGGCGGACTTTCTTCCAAAGCCGGCTGGTTCGGTCTGGCGAAAAAGGTCTGCACTTTAATGCTGATCGTCGTTGCAGTTCGGATGGATATTCTGCTGAATACCAACTACATCCGGGATGCTGTCTGCATCAGCTTTTGCCTGAACGAACTGCTTTCCATCGTAGAAAATACATCGCTCATGGGGATTCCATATCCGCCTGCAATCAAAAAAGCAATTGATGTTCTGCAAACAAAAATCGGCAGAACCGAAGAAACGACCGACAAGGAGGAAAAGTAATATGACTATTTTAAGACCAGATGCAACAACGACATTTGGCGGTGTCACCGTCAACGAATATTTACTTACCAAACACAATCCCAACCACATCGATATGCCCTCTGTTTCCATGGCAGGGAAAATCATTGGTGTGACTGTTCACAACACAGACTGGATCACCGTAGCAAGCGGAACGACTCCTGCGGAACAGTACACAAGGGCGACGGTCAATAACAACATGAGGGACGTGCGAGTTCATTATTATGTGGATAACGTGTGTGCATGGCAGAATCTGCCCCACAGCCTGAGCGGCTGGCACGCCGCTGACGGTTCTGGAAACGGCAACAGAAGAACCATCGCCATTGAGTGCATTATGTCCTCTGCGTATAATTCTACGGATAAGAAGTCGGAGGATAATGCAGCGAAACTTGCCGCAGCCCTTCTGAAACAGTATGGATTGGACATCAGCCATCTCTACACGCATACCCACTGGCAGAATGTTCGTGACGGACGAAACGGAACGATTGACCAGTTGAACACCATGTACAATCGGTACAAGATGTGTCCTGCGTACATTTTGCCGCATTGGGCGGAGTTCAAGAAAAAGGTACAGTCTTATTTAAATGCAGGTTCTGCATCCACAATACCTATTCCTGCAACAAAGCAGCTTTACCGAGTGAGAAAGTCTTGGGCAGATGCGAAGTCGCAGTTGGGGGCGTATTCTTCCTTAGAAAATGCAAAAAAAGCCTGCAAGGTCGGATATTCTGTATTTGATTCCAATGGAAATGTAGTCTACACCAATGGCAGCCAGTTCACCAAGGGACAGAAGGTTACTATTCGTGCCAACACACCTCTGTTCGCCAGTGCAGAAACTACATCTGTAACCAGAAGAATCAGCGGTACTTACTATCTCTATGACGGCATTGCCTGCAAGAACGGTCGTTATCGAATCACCACAAAGCCGGAGTTCTGCGGAAAGACACCAGTGGGACAGTATGTAACTGGTTATGTTTCTTGGGATAATTTCATCTAACCATTTCCCGGAGTTGTTCTCTTTGAACAACTCCGGGATTTTTTTGTACTCAAATTGCAGTTTTTTCTCCATAGGAACTTAGAAGGAGGTATTTTCTATGACACAAAGTCAAAAAGAAATCATTTCACAAATGCTTGCTGCAGGAGAAAAGACAGCTAAAATTGCAGAATCCCTCGGTATCTCTCCCAATACAATCAAATCTTATCTCCGAAGAAAAAAACAGAACAGCTGTCCGAATTGCGGAAAACCCTTGATACAGCTGCCCCATAAAAGACAGAAAAAATTCTGTTCCGGTCGCTGTCGATCTGCTTGGTGGCGAAAACAAAACCTTGCCGCCGGAATGCTGGATTATACTTGTGTAAAATGCGGCTCTACTTTTAAAGCCTATCCCAGCCAGCACAGAAAATACTGTACGATTGCCTGTTATCGGGAAAGGAATCAACATGACGACCAGTAAGCTGCAACAAATTGCTGCCTATCGAATCGCAGTTTCTCTATTCCGTCAGCTTTGGAAAAATGGTACGATTTCAGAGTCCGAATATCGAAAATGTGAGCGAAAAATCGCTGAACGGTGCAACATTCCAGACAAGAGTATTTATCGGGAAATCGCTTGATTTTTTTCCGGATAAGAGCGATGATAGAGGGACAAAGGAGGCGTATTTATGGAACGTGTTGTTGAACAAGTCGTATTTCCGGAAAAATTTCCGAGGATGCAGAATGTTGCAGCTTATGCCAGAGTGTCCAGCGGAAAGGATGCGATGCTCCATTCTCTGTCGGCACAGGTCAGTTATTACAGCCGTATGATCCAGCAGCACCCCGGATGGAAATACTGTGGTGTTTATGCAGACGAGGCAATCACTGGTACAAAAGATTCCAGAGAACAATTTCAAAAGTTGTTGGAACGCTGCCGAAATGGCGAGATTGATTTGATTCTTACAAAATCAGTTTCCCGTTTTGCAAGAAACACCATCACACTATTGGAAACGGTGCGGGAATTGAAATTGCTGGGGGTTGATGTTTATTTCGAGGAGCAGAACATTCACTCCTTGAGTTCTGATGGCGAACTGATGCTCACGATTTTGGCATCCTACGCACAGGAGGAAAGTTTCTCTAGCAGTGAAAGCCGGAAATGGCAGATACGAAAGGATTTTTCCAATGGCAAAATCGGCAGCATTACGATTCTGGGCTACCGCCGAAATGCGGATGGGATCTTGGAGATCGAACCGAAAGAGGCGGAGCTTGTCCGTATGATTTTTTCTGATTACATCTCTGGTATGGGTCAACAGCGAATTGCAAATAAGATCAACGAGATGGGTATTCCTACCCGTCAAGGAAATCTATGGACACATCCGAGAATTCGTGAGATTCTGACCAATGAAAAGTATATTGGAAACTTGTTACTTCAGAAGTACTATCGCAATAACCACATCGAAAAGATAAAAACAAAAAATCAAGGCGAATTGGCGAGATACTATGTAGAGCAAGCCCACGAACCGATTGTCGATTTTGACACCTTTATCAAAGTACAAACCATATTGGATCTGCGACATGAACAGTATACCCATGATGGAGCTACAAATCGTTATCCGCTTAGTGGTCTCATTACCTGTGGATTATGTGGAAAGAACTATCAACGAAAACAACTCCCACAGGGAATCATCTGGTTATGTGCTACATTTTTGCGGAGAGGAAAAAAATACTGCCCTGGTTCAAAGCAAATCAAAGAATCCATCCTGTATTCTTTGATTTGCGATATACTAAAACTGACAGAATTCGATGAGGTCGTATTTCGAGATAACATTCATCACATTGTGATCCCAAAACCATTTGAGGTACAGTTTTTCTTTCATGATGGAACATCAGAAATACGCCACTGGAAATATCCCTCAAAATCAGAAAGCTGGACAGAGGAAATGAAACAGGCAGCACGAGAAAGGAGTCGAAAATGGAACGAAAAGTTACCATGATTCCGCCAACCATCAATCCACAAACGCACCTGCCCAAAACGCAGAAAGTGAAACGAAAGGTTGCCGGCTATGCACGTGTTTCCACAGATTTCGAGGAGCAACTCACCTCATATGCGGCACAGGTGGATTATTACACAAAATACATTCAAAAACGTGAGGACTGGGAGTTTGTCAAGGTCTACACGGACGAGGGCATCAGTGCTACCAGCATGGCTCACCGAGATGGATTCAATCAAATGATTGCAGATGCTTTGGATGGAAAAATCGATCTAATCATCACCAAAAGCGTTAGTCGATTTGCAAGAAATACGGTGGATTCCCTGACGACTGTACGAAAATTGAAAGAAAAGAATGTAGAAGTTTACTTTGAGAAAGAGAATATCTACACATTGGATTCCAAGGGAGAACTGCTAATCACCATCATGTCCAGTTTGGCACAGGAGGAAAGCCGTTCTATTTCGGAGAATGTGACATGGGGACATCGAAAGCGATTTGCCGATGGAAAGGTTAGTCTGCCGTACAAACGATTTCTGGGATACCGGAAAGGAGCAGATGGCCTACCGGAAATTGTGCCGGAGGAGGCGGAGATTGTTCGACAGATTTACAAGCAGTTTTTAGAGGGAAAATCCTACTATGCAATTGCAAAAAATCTGACCGACCGTGGTATTCCAACGCCTGCCGGAAAGGAACAGTGGCATATACGAACGATTGGGAGTATCCTGACCAACGAAAAATACAAAGGTTCTGCTCTGCTGCAAAAGAAATTTACTGTGGATTTTCTCACGAAAAAGACCAAAGTAAATGAGGGTGAAGTACCCCAATATTACATTGAGGAGAGCCATCCTGCCATTATCTCCCCAGAGGAATTTGAACTGGTACAAGCAGAAATGGCGAAACGCAAACAGCTGGGACGTAAATTCAGCGGAAATGATATTTTCTCTGCAAAAATCATCTGTGGTGACTGTGGCGGCTTCTTTGGGGCAAAGGTCTGGCATTCCAATAGTAAATATCGGCGTGTCATTTGGCAATGCAATCAGAAATTTTCTCAAAATTGCACGACTCCGCATTTGTACGAGGATGAAATCAAAATGCGATTTCTAACTGCATTTGCGAGTTTCTTTCAGCAAAGGGATTTGGTTTTAGAAACTTGCCAAATGCTCATCGATGATCTTTCCAATACGACACTACTCGACCTGCGAATTGAAAAAGCCAGTCGGGAGATGAATGCGGTAGCTGCCGTGACAAAAAAACATATCGCACAAAATGCTGAAACCGAGCAAGATCAGGAGGAGTACGACCAAAAGTATCATGCATTGGTGCAGCAATATGAGAAGTTACAACAGCAGTTCACCAAGCTGCAGCAAGAGAGAGCAGCACGCATCAACAGGATGGATACGTTACATCACTTCCTGGAAACCATTTCTGCTGTTCCGCAAGTGCTGGACAGCTTTGATGAGGAGCTATGGCGAGCAACGATAGAAAAAGTGACGGTGTTCCATGATGGGAAAATGATTTTTCAATTCTTAGACGGAACAGAAATCCAAGGTTAAAACAAACCGGCGTATCTTGCGAATATCATCGCAGGTACGCCGGTTTCTCTTTGTCTTGAAAACGGGTGCATTTCAAAAAAATTTGGGTGCATTTTTGCCCACAAAAAAACGTTTACGCAAACAGAAAACCGGTTCAGAGAGAAATCCAAGCCGGTTTTTCTGCTTTTGAACACGGTTCCAAAGAACGATTACTTTTTGAAATCCACGCTGTTTCACTGGCTTTTGGGCATAAAAAAGCACCTCTAAATTGTATCAAAATAGAGGTGCAAGTATGGTGGAGGCAGTGCAACAAAATGCGAACTTACAATTCTTACACCGTCATTGCTTGCTATCTCCAATATTTTCAAAAAATAGTATAGCACATTTTCTTTCGATTGTCAACAAAAAACCGGCAGTACAACCCAGGAAATCTCCTGCTGTACTGCCGGTTTTCTCATTTCAGTTTCTTGTCAATGCTCGCAACATGCTGCAAGATCTGTTCCAACGTGCCGCTTTCCGTGGAAATGCCGCTGCTGTCGGCATCACCTGCCGCAGCTGCACCTAACTTGCCGTAGAAATAATCCAGATCCACGCTGCCGGAAACACCGTCCACGCTGCCCTTGTTGCTGTACTGCCACAGCTGGTAAGTTCCGCTGTAGGTGCATTGGCTGCCCCACTGAGCCGCCCAGACCGGCAGGTCGTCCACTGTCAGAATGTGCTGCAATACGCTGGTACTGCTGTACACGCCTGCTCCGGGAATCCTGTCGCAGAACGTCCGGCAGATCTGCGTGTACAAGCTGCCGTTTGCGGTATCCAGCGGCTTGCCGTGTTTCTGCTTGTAGCCGTCCGCATCTTCCATGTCGATCCACACGCCGACAGTCGGCTTTCTGCCGGAGATCATCCGCAGCATATGTGCCGCCTCGCTCTCTGCATCCTGTGTGGTCAGTGCGTAGGAATACAGATACACGCCGTAGGGCAGCCCCACACGTTCACACTCCGTCATGTTACGCACTGCCTGTGCATCGTCCTGATCCGCAATGTCACTGCCGATGCCCACACGGATCACCGCAAAATCCACCTGCCCCGATGCCTTGACCTTGTCCCAGTCGATCACGCCCTGATGCTTGGAAACGTCAATGCCCTTTGCCGTTGCGTTCCGGCTACCCTTGCTGTCTTTGGCGATGCCGAAATAGCGGTAGAAATCGTTTGTTACCGTGTTTGTGCCTTTGGTTTCGTCGCCGTAGTACCGGCTGCCGGTGCGGACATCCAGATGCACTGCCTGGTACTTTGCACTGATATTGGCGATGCCGCCGAAGCCCAGATCCTGAGCCTTGCAGCACACCGTCTTTGCGGAAATGATACCGCCGGACTTGTCATAGCACACCACGTCTGCTGCCGTGCCTTTGGTGTGCTGTCCTGCTCCGTTGCCGCCAACTGCCTTGTCGTGTGCCGTGCAGCGGTAGCCGCTGTTGACGATGATCTTGCCGCAGTCCAACGCCGCATACAGCTGTTCCAGCTTGTCCACCAGCTCTGCGGCGATCTGGCAGCTGTGGTTTCCGCCGCATTTGCAGCGGAACTCTCTGGCGTTGAAATGTGCGGAGATCTGCGTGGTATCGCTATTGGAATAGGTTTTCAATGTCATGAAATCATCTCCTTTTTCTCTGTACAAGATGTACAAATCCGATGCTTGTTTTTTGTCGTATTTTTCGGATATTTTTCTGGAATTTTCTTGACAACCACCAAAATATGTGGTATAATAGTATCATAGAGAGGAGGTGAGAACATCATTGGCAAAACAAAAAAAGAAGCCCACCAAACGCAAAAAACCAAAGTCAAAGATTGATGTCAGCAATCTTCTGATCGGAGCGTTGGTAGACTTCATCGTAGGAGTTCTGCTAATCCTGATTGATAAAATCATCGACTAACAGAACGGGCGGCATAGGGTGCGAAAAACACCCTCCCTGCTGCTTTTCTATTATACCATAGAAATCTGCCAATGTCAACAAAATGGGAATACTCACCAAACTGGGATGCCTGCTGATATGCTTTGGCATCGCAAAACTCGTGATCTATTTTTACCGGAAGGGAAAAAAATGAACCTAAGAAAAATCCGAAAAGAGAAGGGATATTCTGTGCCGAAACTGTCCGCCCTGGCAGATGTTCCCGTCCGCACCATCGAAAACATTGAAAAGCGAAATCAATGTACTGTTGCAAACGCCATCAAGCTGGCAGATGCACTGGGCGTGACACTGGACGCTCTGTGCCGGGACAACACAGACAGCAACGAATAACCCCACACCACACCGTTCGGCAGCCTGTACGCTGCCGGGCGGTGTTTTTTTATTTATCCTTCTTTTGCAGCAATTCCACAGCGTTTTTCAGTGCCGCCGGCAGCGGTACGCCCATCAAGCCGGCGTTTTCCAAAATGGAAATCACCTCATTGCACAGAAATGCAACACACACGCCTGCACGCACATAATCCATGCCGAGAACCACGTCCAGCTGTGCCGCCACCAGAACCAGAAGCAACACAACACACTTTTTGGCAAGTCCTCTCCAGCCGATCTTGCTGGACAGCTTGCCCTTCGGCGATTTT